CAAACTTGATTCGTGCTGTATTTGGTGACTTATTCTACAGACGTGTGGATGTTAAAGACAGACGTGTTAAAATGTACACTAATGAAGCTGGCTTTGACGTATTCCAACAAGCTCTTAAGAATGATGCTTTAAATTCAGGTCTTACTTTCATGGCTGATTCTGGTAATCGTTATTTACAAGGAGAAGGTCAACACATCACTTACAACTTTGCATTCGATGCAATGGTTACACGTGAAACAGGTCGTGTTGAACTAATTCACTTAAAAGAATTAGACCTTCCTCAAACAAACTTAGAATTTGGACAAAACAAGAAATCAACTCCAGTATTCATGGTGTTCGATGTATCTCCAATGTCTGATGGTTCTATGATCAATAACATTCGTGAAGTACGTATGAAGGGTGCTCCTTCAATGACTTGGGGTTATATCGATGGTACTCGTCACCACTTAGGTTTTGCTAAGTCTCAAGGTATGAGTTCTGCGAACAAATTCCCTGGTTATGAATTATGGATGAAAGATCGTTGTGATGTGTTCATCGAAGATTTATCACGTACTGTGTTAATCGAAGAAATACCACAATTCTAATCTTAGGGTTAGGATTACTATACAGAGAAGAATTCCCCCCCACTCCTCCCAGTGGGGGAGTCTTCTCACACAGATGGATGGATTAACTACGTTGTTAATTGCATTCCCTTCGATGGGACCCATCTGCAAATAAACCAAATAAAAACAACTACATATGGGTAAGATAGGAAAAATCTCTACTATTAAGAAAGAGTACAATAACTCTCAATTGCAGACAATGCAAGGTGGACTTGCACAGAAAGGGTACACTAGGATTCCTGGTACAGGAGTCTTTAAATATCCTTACAAAGAGTTAGATGGTCAGTACAGAACTGGATTAGATCCTAAAGCTGCTTACATCAGAAGGATCTCAGATCCTCTAGAAAGAGAGATGGAGATTGAAAGAGTAACAGAATTAAAACAAAAGCTTGAAGATGCTTTGAACGTTGATTTAAATCCACGTGCTCAGTTTTGGAACTATGGCTTATCAACCTCTGTTGATGATGCTATGCACGTTCAACCAGTTAAGTTATCAGATGGTGACAACTACTTTGACTTAGGTGTACCAATGCAAGAGTTAGCTTTTGCCTGGTTAAGAGTACATCCAACAATTGCTTCTAGCTATCAAGCTTGGGAGCGTGGTGAATATCCAGCAGATATTCAATACTATGTTGCTGATGATGAGATTGAAAATAAGGTGATCTTCAAGAAGAAACAACTTATTAATAAAGCAATCATCAAGTTTGATGATATGACTCCTGACAAGAAGAAGAAAGTGGCTCGTCTACTTGGTCTTCCAGTATCAGATGATTCTAAAGAAGAAGCTGTATACAATCAGGTTGATAACCTATTAAAACAAACAGAATTCAAGAATGGCAAATATCAAGGGTTAAATCCAATTGAGGTGTTTAACAGATTTGCAGACATGAAGGAAAACTTACTCCATATTAAAGACTTGGTTAAACAAGCAGTGGCTCACTCAGTTTACAGACTAAAACCTAATGGTAAAGTTTATGAAGGTGAGTTTGAAATAGCTAAGGATGAAGATGAATTAGTTAAGTTCTTAGCAGATGATGATAATCAAGATCAGTTGTTAATTTTAGAAGGTAAATTAAAAGGTAAAAAAATAGCTTCAATATGATCCCTGTAGATAGTTTATTATACAAAATTGATCAGAAACTAAATAAACTATCAACGAATGAACATCAGCAAATCAATCTAGAAGATAAAATTCTAGCATTGAATGAGGCTCAGATAAAACTTATAAAACAAAAGGTTGATGGTTTTAGTACTGTATCAGGACAAGGTCTAGATTCGTTTAAAAAACGCTATGAAGACCTACAAAATCTGGTGATGGTATATAACCATCAACCTCTTAACTTAACTCTTAAGAACGCTGAATTAAATCAGTGGTCTGCAGATGTTGACCTACTCATCCCAAAGTACATGTTCTATATAGATAGTTATGCATTGGCTGACAAAGGTGTATGTACAGATAGAAAGATATGGATTAATAGAGACTTAGCTAGTCATGGTGATTTGCAATTTTGTTTAACCAACACTCACTACAGACCATCATTTGAATATCAAGAAACGTTCAACTCTTTATCTTCTGATGAGATCTCTATATTTACAGATGGTACATTTACACCAACGCAAATATACATCTCATACATGCGTTACCCACAATACATAGATAAAGTAGGTTACGTTAGATTTGATGGAACAAACTCAATAAACTCTGACTGTGAACTAGAAGCTTATCTTGAAGATGAGTTATTAGATCTTACAGTGCAGAACCTAGCAATGTACACAGAGAATCAATCTGCTGTTCAAAGCTCCATATACAGAATACAAACAAACGAGTAATTTTTTTCTTTACAATTTAAAATAAAACAAAATGGCTGATTTTTCATTAACCACGCTCTTTGTGGTGCCAGTAGGAAATACTCTACCTAGCTCTGGTTCTACACAAAATTTAACAGCTGGTCAAGTTGGTTTCTTTAGAAGTGATTACACTGTTGCCACAGCAGGCAACATTGCTGCATCACCTTATTTCTATGTAGCTCAAGGTAGAGTGAATACTTATTTACAAGGCTCTAAGCGTTCAGACAAAATTGCTGGATCTTTAAGCTCTGGAGGTAATGCTAAATCAAATGTAACAGAATGGTACAAAGCGACAGGTTGCCCTACATCAGCTAACCAAGTAACTGAAGTTGGTGGTTGGACTGTTAAATGTGGTGACGTTGTAACTTTAACCTTACGTGGTCATTCTTCTTACGTTGATACATTATACTTCAATGGCTTTACTCGTTCAGTAACTGTACAAGCTCCTTGTTGTGATTGTGGTGGCGACCCTTGCACAGACGTTGATGTGCCTGCTTTAATTGATCAATTTATTATTAAGTTGACTCAACAAGCTCCTGGTGATAACCCAGACAACATTAGCTTTAACACTTTCTATCAATTCCAAAGAGTTGGTAATGATGCTAATGCTAAATTAGTTATCTCTGGTAAACCATTAACTAAGTATGGTCAACCATGTGACGTTGCTGCATTCCCTTGGGAGTATGACAGATTTTACTTCCGCACATTCGTGTATTCTGGTCCTGCAACCACTGCTGACTTCATTGTTGCTGACAGATGTAACTTTGTTGCTGAGCCTGTAATTGTACAACGTTCTAGCTATCCTTCTGGAACTTCTGCAGAAATTCAACAATTAGAAAAGAATTTCTACAGCTACCAAGCAGGTTACCTTAAGCATTTGTACAGAATGGTTGGTTACAACGAGAACTTTGAGTCTTGGGTAACTGATGGTACTACTTATGACACTTATTACATTAAGTTCAATGAGTATGACAAATCAGCTTATCAATGGGGTGATTACATCATGGAAGATAGCACTGTAATCCTTGCTATTCCTAATGGTGCAACTGCTGCAATCGAAGCAATCCTAGTAGCTGCCTTAGGACCTGTAGTTGATGATAATGCTTGTGTAACAACAACATCTACCACTACAACTGTATGGCCTAGTACTTCAACAACAACTACTTTGATTCCTTAAGAATAAAAGTAGAATCATATTAACCTATGCCAGAGGGTGAGAGGATATTCTCAAATCCTCTGGCATTTTTATTTTAAATAACATGGTCTTAGATATATTGGTAATACCAACTTACAATACCCTAACATTGGGTATTGCTGATGCTTCAACATATGACACAGATCCTCCTGTTGTGAGCTCCCCTACAATAGAAATAACAGTACCCAATTTTGGAGTGGTATCTTTACCATTTGTTCCAAATGACTTTAATATATTCAATTCTGCATCTTTAGGACTAAGTCTTGTGGGTGAACCCTTAATTCCTCTACCAGATGGTATCTACTATCTAAAGTATACAGTGGCACCTGCTCTTACATATAATGTAGAAAAGAATATCATGCGTACTGAGCTTATACAAGAGAAGTTTGATAATGCGTTTATGAAGCTTGATATGATGGAATGTGATCTTGCTATCAAGACACAATCAAAAGTGGCATTGACTAGTATCTATTATATGATATCAGGCTCAATAGCTGCTGCAAACAACTGTGCTGTAGATACTGCTAATAAACTTTATATACAGGCAAACACTATGTTAAACAATTTTATAAGGAGCAACTGTGGTTGTTCTGGCAATAATTACATCGTTAACTTTTATTAATATGGCAAACTGTAGAAACTGTGGAGCTAAATTTGGCTGTGGATGCCAATTGATTAATGGCTTATGTTCAGCATGTCACGCTGCTGCTCAACAAGCTACAAAATTTATTAAATATGTTGCAGCCAAGATTAACTAACTGTATAGAATGTGCAAGCATCCCTGTGTTGCTTCAAGATATTGACTGTAAGCTAACTGAGTTAGCCAAGATTCAATATAACAATATCATATTCTCTATGAACTATAGCCTTGCGTGTAGTCCAATTGGTGAGTTATTGAATTACAAAAGAATACTTACATATAAGTATTGTAATCCAGACTATGCCAGTCACTACTCTGTACAGAGAATAGCTAGTAGAGTTAAAGTTTTAATTCATAAATAAATTATAAAAATGTCTTGTTCAACTTGTCCTCCTGAAGCCTGCTTTAATGGATGTGTAGATATCACAGCAGATGCTTGTGTAAGGTACACAGGCAATGACTCTGAAGAGTTAGATATTTCAACAGGAGACTCATTACTCACTGTAGAAAATATATTGATTGAAAAAGTTGTATCTTTTTTAGATGGAACAGGTATAGATATCACCATAAATCCTTCGTATTATTGTACACTTGTTAGCCAATATTTACCAGTAGGAACACCTAACTTAGTTGAGGTGTTGTCTGCTTTGGTAAGAGCTGCTTGTAATTTACAAGTACAAGTTGATGCTGTAGAAGCTGAACTTGCTATATTGAATGCTGATTATGATGTAGACTGTCTAAGTGGTGTAACAGACTCTAGTGATACACATGCTGTATTACAAGCTGTTATAACAAAGCTTTGTGTGGTGGAAGCTGACTTAGCTGCTCTTACTTTAGACGTAGATACAAACTATGTTAAACTTGCAGACTTGGATGCTTTGATTGCAGCTTATTTAGCTAGTCAATCAGGTGCTCCTACACAACAGTCTTCAAAGATGGTTCCTTTTGTAGCATATGAATACTATGGTTCATTTCCTGTAGGTATTGGTCTTGCTCCTGCTGTTAATCCTGCCAATCCTGGCAATCCAAACTATGCGTTAACTGGCACAACAGGAGCAAACACAGTAACGCTTACTCCTACACAATTACCAGCTCACACACATACTGCTTTAGGCACTACAGTTGTAACATTAAATGATCCTGGTCACACGCACGCAATTGGACAAAGTGGTGTTACAGGAGGTGGTGGTACAATTGCTGTTGGAAACACAAGCCCTAAAGATATACAAGCTATAAGTAATACAACAGGTATTACAGTGACTTCAAACACTGCTAATAACGTAGCTATAACAGTTGATCCTACAGGTGATAACGTAGCTCACTCAAACATTCAACCTGTAATTGCTGCATATTATATAATGTACATCCCTTAATAGAAATAAAATGGTCAATATTTATAATCCATGTTATACCCCAGAAGGACAAACTGCAGGTCCTGGATATTGCATTGGCACAAACAATGTAAAGTATACAGGTCCTAATCTTCCTAATACAGGAGTTGATACAGGTGACAATTTAACTACAGCTTTGCAGAAAATAGATATTGCACTCGATCCTATAGAGCTAGTACAAACCCTCATTAGTGCAATTAACCAAAACCCATCTTTACAGGTGATGTTCTGTACATTGGTAAATTCTTGTGCTGTTACTCCTACAACTACTTCAACAACAACAGTAACACCAACTACCACTACAACAACTACAACATTAACTCCAACAACTACAACAACATCTACATCTAGTTCTACTTCAACAACAACTAGTACATCTACTAGTACGTCAACTAGTACTTCAACATCAACAACAACTACTACAACTACAACTACTGCTACACCAACAACTACTACAACTACAACTACTTGTTATGATTGTTATGAATATACAATTATTCCTATATCAGCACCAGTAAGTTTTCAATATACGGAATGTGGAGGAGGCATCTCAACATCTACTATAACAGAGCCATCTGGTATTGGATGCGATGGTGCAAGACAAGGAAGTGTTATAATAACATCAGGTACAGCAAATGTCGTACAAGGTAATTATTGTAATGGAACATGCCCACCACCACCTACAACTACAACAACAACTACAACCATACCTCCAACTACTACTACTACTACTACAAGTACAAGTACATCAACTACCACTACAACAACCACTGCTTTCGTCCCAAGTGGTACCTTAGATACTTCATTTAATATTGGAACTGGGTTTAATAGTGGTGTAAATGCAACATCCATTGATTCGAGTGGAAGAACTGTTGCTGGTGGTTTCTTTACCTCATACGATGGTTCAACTCAAAACCGTTTAGTACGCATTAATCCTAATGGATCAAGAGACACATCTTTCAACATTGGAACTGGATTTAACAACATTGTATATGTAAACACTACTGATTCAAATGGAAAGGTATTGGTAGGAGGAGAATATACAACATACAATGGTTTAACTCAAAATCGTTTAATACGTCTTAACTCTGATGGAACCAAGGATACTTCATTTGATGTTGGAACTGGGTTTGATAGTACTATTTGGGCATTAGCTGTTGATTCAAACGGAAAGATACTAGTGGGCGGAAACTTCACATCATATAATGGTTCAGCACAAAATTACCTAATACGTCTCAATTCTGATGGTACTAAAGATACATCATTTGATATTGGAAGTGGGTTTGTTGGTTTTACAGGAGGTGGACGTGGTTTAATAAATGACATAGTTATTGATTCAAATGGAAAAATATTGATAGGTGGAAACTTCCTTTCTTATCGAGGTGTAAGCTCGCAATACCTAATACGTCTTAACTCTGACGGTACAGTAGATAGCTCATTTAATATTGGAAGTGGATTTGATAGTTGGGTAGTATCAATAAAAATTGATTCAAGTGGAAAAATTATTGCTGGCGGTAGTTTTGAATTCTTCCAAGGATCATCGCAAAATAGAATTATTAGACTTAATTCAAATGGAACCAAGGATACATCGTTCAATATTGGAACTGGGTTTGGGTCTGGAATAGTATATTCAATTAATATAGATTCAAGTGGAAAGGTATTAGCAGGTAGCAATTCATTAACATATCAAGGAGTATCTCAACCTTGTCTAGTTAGAATCAATACTGATGGATCAAGAGATACAACATTTAACACTGGGACTGGACCTAATTCTGTTGTATTTACAACAAATATTGATTCAAACGGAAGATATATTATTGGTGGCTTCTTTACCTCATATAATGGTACATCACAGAATTATATAGCAAGACTTATTTAGAATAATTAAAAATCAATAAATCATATGACAGTATTAATTACATTAACATTAGCTGGGGCAGATACAGGTCCTTTTAACATCTATTCAGATTCAGATGGATACACTACTCCATTGGTTACAGGGGTAGCTAAATCAGCACTAGTAGCAGGATACAGCCTTGTAGGTGTACCTAATGATGCTACAATCATTAGAGTGACTTCTACAGGAACCTGTACCAACTCTATTGATATGCTCATATCTAATATTACTCCAACAACTACAACAACTACAAGTAGTAGTACATCTACTAGTACTAGTACGTCTACTACAACTACAACAACTACACCAGCTCCATGTCAGCAGATATTCTTATATCCTAACAATGCAAGTGCATGTGCTCATTTAGGAAGCTTAACACAGTTTGATATTGACAGTGTATTAACTCCTACAAGATTATGGCTATTAGGTGAATGTGGAATAACTCCTGTAACAGGTGGTAACCAATGGTATTCTCAAGGAGCTGGCGCAGCTAGCTACCAAGTAGATAATGGTGGTTTCATCATAGCAACATTCTTATGTCCTTAGTATAATTATTCAAAAACTCTGTTTGTTGGTTTACAGAGTATCCCCTGGCCTTTCTAGGCTGGGGGTTTTTGTTTTAACTCTAACAAAAAAAGTTATTCTATATAATTAAATTAGTTAGTAAATTTTTGGGTAT